GTGCTTCGTCAGTCATTAGTCTTCTCCTTCGAGTTGTGCGACTCGCGCACGTAGTGATTGAATTTCTTTAACAAGCATAGGCACTAGCTTAGAGTAGTCTACGCCCATCATGTCGTCTTCTGTCTCGCCTTCGGTTACTGCTTCAGGTGCAACAGTCTGTAGCTCCTGTGCAACCATGCCGTATTTCTGGTGTGACCCGTCAGCCTTCCAGTCAAAAGAACGTACTTGGATAGCGTCAATATCATCAGAAGCGAAAGGTGCGTCTATGATGTTTTCTTTGAGGCGTTGGTCTGATGAGGTGTTGTAGGTTGTGGCAGTTGATGAAACGTAAACACTGCCCTTCTCAATGCCTTGCCGCCTAAAGGCTACTATAGTGCCGTCACTCGTACGCCTATCAAAGTAAGCCGCTACGCCTCCACTACGTACTACTTTAAGGTAATGACTGTCGCCTCTTAGCGTTATGCCTTCTGCGTCAGCAGTGGTAGTTCCCACCAGCAAGTTGCCAGAGGCATCAAACCTAGCGTACTCACTTTCTGTTGTTCCGTTATCCCCACTAAATCGAATAACACCATTAGATGTACCATTTCTCGACTTAATTATGATGGCATCACTAAGTTGACGTATTTCTCCCTGAGTATTTGTTCCGTCTGAATCATTAAACTGCAAACGAGGAACGCTTCCTGTTATATAAGTACCGCCTGATAGGTGTAGGTTTTTGAAGCGATTAGTTGAGCCTCCAAGGTCGATGGCGGCGTCTCTAGCGGCACCAGCAGAAGTCGACGGGCGAACACCATTATCACCAAGAGACAAGAAAGCATCGTCACCTGCTGTGCCGCCAACGTATAAGTAACCGCTGACAGTGCCAATCTTTCCGACAGTAGTCCCATCCTTGGCAAAATCTAGGATGTTACCGTCCGTGGTTTTACGGTTGAGGAACAACGCACGATTGCTGTCTCTTGCAATAAGCGTGTCGCCATCAGAGCGAACCTCAAAGCCCGCAGTGTTGCCGCCTGCTGCGGTTTTGCCCACAAGGAGTCGGCCCGACGAATCGATGCGAATACGCTCGGCTGGATTAGACCCAGATGTTCTGGTGCTAAATATCATTACGCCATTTGTATTCGCGCTTGTGCCGTTTTCTTTTTCTCCGTGAATAGCCGCAAACGCGGTATTAGCATCTGTTTGACCAGTTGTCGCCTTACCGCAGAATGTTAGGCCACCGCCTACACCAGCCGCCATTGCGGAATCATCGGAAAGCTGTAGAACTGACTGACTAGATCCAAATGTCTGAGGCGTGCCTTCTACATGGAGCACTCTGTTTGGGCTTACGACTCCAATGCCAACTCTACCTGAGTCATTAACAACAACCCGTGGCTGTCCAGCACCATCTGACAAAACGATGTGGTTGTTAGAGGTGCGGATGTCGAGGCCACCTTGGTTGCCATCGAAGCGACCGATGATGGTGTTGCCGTATCCAGTGGTAATCTGCGCTCCAGCGCCTTGCCCCAAAAGAGTTGTGTTATCGGCTGTCGTCAACGCACTGCCGGTGTTATATCCAAGTGCAATATTGTTTCCACCGGTAGTGATAGAGTCACCTGCCGAACCACCAATAAGGGTGTTCGTACCCCCCGTAGTTATTGAGCGACCAGCGTGGTAACCAATACCGATGTTGTATGTCGAGCCAGTAGTGTTGAGGTTGTAGAGAGCATCATGGCCCATGGCGATATTGCGGTCAGCGCCAGAGCTGTTAGAGCGCATGGTCTCTTCGCCAATAGAAATGTTGTCGTCACCGTTATCGGTTCTACCTGCTTGTACACCAACGTAGATCCCGCGATCACCCGCAGTTTTATTACTGCAAGCCTGATAACCCAGTACGGTGTTTTTTGTCTGAGTAGTTATTTCGTCTAAAGCACCGGCACCAAGTATTGTGTTTGAGTGTCCGGTAGTTAATTTGGCACCCGCTTGATAACCAACTGCGGTGTTATTTGCGGCAGTTGTAACTGCATCACCTGCAAGACCGCCGATAAAGGTGTTGTATAAACCTGTCGTTACTGATTGACCTGCTAAGGCACCGATAGCAGTGTTATAGGCGTTTGTTCCTGCGCCGGTATTGTTCTGAGTTGCTAGTGCGTAAAAACCTACTGCCACACTACGCTGGCCTGAAGTTTCAAACTTCATAGCTTGCTGTCCAACAGCGACGTTTTCATTGCCGTCTTCTAAAGCGGCTAGTGCTTGCGAGCCTACTGCAACACTACGCTGGCCTGTAGTAGTATCTTTGAGGGCGTAATAACCGACTGCCGTATTGTTCGATGCGGTGGTGTTTGCGTTGAGAGCAAAGTAACCCAGTGCAGTATTAGAAGCTCCCGACGTGTTTGCGCCCAACGTGCCGTAACCAACCGCAGTGTGGTATGAGCCGGTATTTACAGCGTCTAAAGCAAAAGCACCAATGGCTACGTTCTGAGTGCCAGACGTGCTGTTTTGCATCGCCTGCTTACCGATTGCGACGTTGTTAGAAGACGTTGAATATTGCAAAGCGGAAAAGCCTAGTGCTACGTTACCGCTCGCTGTTGTCATGGTACTAGCCGCAGACTTACCTATAGCAAGGTTTTCTGAGCCTGTGGTTGCCGCACCTAAAGAACTGTTACCAACCGCAATGTTGTTAGAAGCGGTAGTATTCGCGTCAAGAGCACTCGCTCCAATTGCGACATTGTGTATACCCGTGGTATTTGAAGAAAGTGAGTTGTAGCCAATCGCTGTTGAGCTTGAACCAGTTGTGTTTGACATTAACGCCAAGCGACCAGCGGCAGTGTTGTAGTTACCTGTCGTGTTTGCGTACAGCGTTGCCTGACCAAGACCTGTGTTGTCCTCACCCGTAGTATTGTTGTAAAGGGTTTGATAACCAATGGCGACGTTCTCTGAACCGGTCGTGTTGCTGTAAAGCGCCTTTGAGCCAAAGGCGCTGTTGTAGCTTCCAGTGTTGGAGTACAAAGCCTCAACACCAAACGCGTCGTTTCTGGTTCCGGTCTGATTTGAGTCCAGAGCCGCATAACCGACTGCGGTGTTATAAGCACCTGTCGTGTTTGCAGTAAGTGCGTTATTTCCTACCGCAGTGTTGCCAGAAACAGTGTTAGCTTCTAGCGCCTGATAACCGACTGCGGTGTTTTGGCTTCCCGTAAGATTTAGTCGAGACGCATCTTTACCAATCGCGACGTTTTGCGAGCCTGTTGTTTGTGAGTACGCCGCCGAATAACCGATTGCGATGTTATATGCTGAAGTAGTGCTATCAAACAAAGCATAGCCACCTATCGCAACATTCTGCCCACCTGTCGTGTTATCAGCTAGTGTCTCATTACCAATAGCGACGTTGTCATTTGCTGTCGTGTTTTCGTTAAGGGCGTTATATCCAAGGGCGGTGTTGTACTGGCCTGTTGTATTTAATTTGAGGGCATTTACGCCCAATGCTACGTTTCTAGATCCGGTCGTGTTTGATTGCAAAGCAAATGTACCAACTGCAACGCTATAATCGCCTGTTGTTGACGCCCGCAAAGCAGAAGCACCAAGTGCCACGTTGTAAGAGCCTGTTTGACTAGAATCAAAAGCAAGCGAACCGACTGCGGTGTTGTAGCTTCCAGTCGTTATTGCGGTACCGGCATTGTTGCCAATGAGTACGCTGTTACTACCAGTTGTTACGCTATTAAACGCATTGTTACCCAAGGCTACGTTGTTACTACCCGTAGGATAATTACCGTCTAGCTTGATAGTGCCGTCTACGTCTAGGCCACCAGCGTTTGCCGTGCCTGAGAGGTGAAGGTCTTTAAATTTGGTAGTGCTATAGCCAATGTCTACCTGACCATTCGTGTAGCTTCCGCTAGACGTGTTAGTGGGAATAATAGAATTAAGTGATGCCTCGAAGGTAACTCCGGTATCGCCAGAACCTACGTACATGCCGCCTGAGTTGTTGCCCAAAACGCCAACTGTGGTGTTGTCTTTGCGTAGTGATATGAGCGTGCCGTTGTTTGCCGTTCGATTTACATGCAACGGCTCTGCACCACCTCTTGTTGCTCTCAAAAACCCAGCGATATTAAGTTCAATGCCTGCTGTGTTAGCACTTGCAGAGGTCTTACCCACCAGAAGATTGCCCGAATCAAGGCGCATCTTCTCAGAGCCATCTATTTCAAACCTATGTCTGCTATTACCAAACTGATTACCGGCATCAGCTTTGTAATACATATTGCCATCAATGTTTACGATACTGCTGTAATTTGAATTTGTTGTATCAGAAAACCTAATTTCGGGGTCACCGCCTGAAAGATGTAACAGAGCGGCTGGACTGCTAGTGCCCAGACCTAACCGGCCTGATGAATCAATGCGAGCCACCTCACTACCGCCGTTATAAAAACGATGTCCGCTAGTGCCTGAGCCGTTGTCGTTGCTCTTGAAGTAAAGCAAGCCGTTTGTTAGTTGGAGATAGCCGTTGCCGCCGCTATCAATTAACTGAATGGATGCGCTTGCGTCGGTGCTTGTAAATCTAGCGACCTCGTTTGATGTGCCGCTGTTAATCTTGAGTAAATCAGCACTGACCTCGCCAGTTACGTCTATGCCTGTGGAGGTGGTGGCTAGTTTTTCAGCGTTGTCGTAATAAAGTTTTACGCCACCGTTTGCGTTAGCGGCCAAATACTTTTCTTGAGCAGTGCTTTGAATTTCAAAGTTAGTACCACGAATATAAAGGTTGCCTGTCCCAGAGTCTTCAATAAAACTATGGTTGCCATTGTGATAAATTTGTAGATCAGAGCCAGCACCGAAGACTGCCTTAGCGTTGTCAGCAAATGACAGGTTGCCGGTGATGCTGTCGCCAGACTTCTCAACCTTATCCGTGTTGAGGTTAGTAAAGTTGCTATCGACTTCGTTGTTAGTTAACGGTGAGCCTTTGCCTGAGCGTGTTGTGATAGTAGCCATAATTACCTCAAGATGCCGAGAGCGATATCGTCCACTTAATCGCTAGTGAATCATTTGCTTGTTTGTCGATTGCGGTGAAGGTCACGCGACAAAGCATTGTGCCGCCTGTCGATGCGTTGAATATCGCCGCCTCTGTTAGTTGACCAGTAGAGTCACCGGCCTCGAATACCGCTCGATAAAGAATGCTGTTGTCTGTGACGGTAGAGGTCTCAATTAGCTCTCTGCCGCCAAGCTGTGTTTCTAGCGTCGTGTTACCGGCTACAGGTGCCGTTGTGCCTGTACCCACACCCATGTGCGTCATGACCGTCTCGTCGTCTTTCATGCGGTCAACGATGAAGTTCAAACCTGTATTAACGACAAGGTTGCTTGTGGTGACTGACTGCTTCGCTTTGCCCTCACTGTCTAGCAGGGTTAACTCTGCAACGCCTTTAACTTTTAATGTATCCAGCATATCAGTCCTCAGAACGTGTCAATCGTGCCAACATAGTCGGCATCGAAGTAGCTCATGTCACAGTAATCGGTTTTAATTAGATCGCCGCTGTCTGACAGAGCTACCGTGTCAGTCGTGTTGATGAACTTGATGAACTCATCAATCGTGATCTTTGCAACCAAGGCGGTGTTGCTGATAGCAGCAATAAGGCTCTTACCGACCGCCTTTACATTAATCATGCGTAATCAGCCCGCAGGAAAAACTCTAGTTCATCGAAAACTGTCTCACGCTTGCCAGAGGCAAACACGACTTCGATTTCACCAGTGTAGTAGCCCTCATCAATGTCCAATTGAGTGCCACTAAAGTTGAATAGAGCAATGCCATCGTCTAGGTCGTCATCGCCTGCCACATTATCGAGCGAGAACAGCACCGTCGTGGTGCGTCGCTTTCTAAAGTGCAGCTTGATAGTCGCACCTGTAAGGTCTTCTGCACTGCCCGTGTCTGCGCGCGTCAACGTCGCTTTAATTTGCGGGCCGGTATCGCCCTGTACGAGATTTATGGTCATGGATGCCTCCGCTGGTCCAATTATATCATCAGCTAGGGGTCGATATACGCAAGAATGCTCGGCTCGTTGGTTTCGGTGTTTATGTAAGAGGCCAGCCAATACTGCAACACGTTACTTAACGACTGCGACGCAATAGCCGCCTCTGCCTCTGCCATCGTGTCATAGGTAGCTATAACAAGTTCCTCGTTGTCAGTAGTGCGTGTGTATCCAAGTGTAAAGCTCATAACTACCTCAAAAACTGTATATGCCCCGCAATGCCTACCGACATCGACGCGGAGCCACTACTTAAGCCGTAGTGTTGTGCTCGTATCCGATAATCCTCTTGTGCGCCGCTTGCCGCTAAGGGCTGAAATATCAGGTGATTAGTCAAAGCCGTTATCCCGAGGATTCCATATCGCGGCTCTGTAAATGGCGCATAGGTTAGCCAAGTGCCCGATGATGTCCACTTATCAGCGTTGTAGTAAATGTCACCCGAGCTGATAACCGTGTTGCTAGAGTAAATTATGCGCGTCCTATCTGTCCCAGCTTGGTATTCGACAGACACGACATTGTATACAGCACTAGGGGACGTGGCAGAGGTAGCGATACCGCCGTACATATCTAATTCCGCCATGACATTGCCAGCCACTTCGATATAACGAGCGCCAAACGCTACGCCGCCATTTCCTACAACCGTGCCGAGTGACGTTCCTGTCGTTTCGCCTTTGCTCTTTCTCTCCACTCTCACGCCTACAGTAAAATCACTCGACGGAGAGCTGGCAGTTATACCCATCATCGCCATCAAAGAGGCGCGTTTTTTTACGTCAGACTCAGGCGCAGGCGTACTAAACGAGCCAAAGGTTGTCAGCGACGTGCCAAGGGTAGTGCTCAGCGCGTTGTAGATGCCGAAAGTAATGCCTTCAGATACCGCGCCGTCGATCTCCTCAGACTTGGGTAGCTGAATGCTTTCGTATTCTGGGCCGACAGTCGTTGAGACGTTGCCTGAGAAATCCACAGCCTCAAGCCAAAAATACTTGATTGTGCCTTTGCCCTCACTAGACGCGGCAGGGTATACAAATTCCGTGCCATTAATCTGTGCGACAGGGCTTGAAGGTTTCGTTATCGAACTGGCCACATAAATCTGCACATAGGCAAAATCGGCATCAGTCGGATTAGTCCACTGCACCGTAAGGTTTTTGAGGCCGCTGGTAATCTCGACATTAGTGACAGGGCTTGGCGCTGTCGTGTCACCTGAAAACGACTGATCCAATAACGTCGTGCCGGTGCTTGTGACCCCTAATAAGTTCTGTACCTGAACGCGGAAGTCATAGTTAGACGTGACATCTAACCCAGACAGCAAAATACGCGTTTCTTTAGTCTCGGCGTGAAAATAGTTTGTCGTGCCGTTGACGTTGTAACGCACCTTATAGAAATCAACGAAAGCATCGTCCGGCGCTGTCCATGTCAGCTCTGTCGTCGTCGTGCTTGAGCCGTCAGGGCCGAGCAAGCCGATTTCGTTTTTTGCCAAGCTTGTGACGTTATCGACCGTTCTACCGTTATATAAGTCCAGTTCACCGCCCTTGAGGAAGTCTAGCTCGTCGCTGGTCGTCCACTCGTAGATCGCTGAGGCTGTTTCAATAAGCTGAAGGTTTACCGCCAGATTGCCGCCAGCCGTAATGGCCAGCGAGTAATCAATAACCTCAAATATTTTCTCGTTGTAGCCCAAGCGTTCGTTAGTCAGCTTAATGGTGTCGCCGACTTTTACCTGCAAGCCCTTAAGGTTAACCGTCATCGTCACGACGACTTGCTGGCGCGACTTAAGCAAAGCAATCTTAGCTAGTCGCTGCGCCTGCGTATTGTTAGTCACGAACGGTAAAGGCATATCTAAGTAGATAGGATCGCCGTCCTCTTCATCGTAGGTAGAGCTGATCTGCGCAGGGTAGTCCAGCACCTTGTAGTTTTTTTCTTCAGAGACAAAGATGCCTTTAACGCCGTTATAGACACCGCGACGCGACTGCTTTGTCTGCGTCTGAATGTCAGAGACGCAATCGGCCTCTGTAAATTCAATAGTAGGCGCTAAGTAAGCTGTGCCAGTGCCACTACCTGAGCCTGTGGCCGTAAACTCCAAATCGACAACATTGTCATCTGCACCGATAGCAGTAAAGTCAGTGTCGCCGATGGTAAGAATTCTGTACTTGGTGCCGACAACAAAGCTACCCGCATTAATGGCAAGCAAGCCTGCGGCGTCAATAAAATACTTGCCGCCTGAATAGGTTAAGCGGCCACCCATCGCAGACAGGATTTGTTCGATGTTCGATTTAATTTGGTTATCGGTGTTAATTACACCGTGACACTTGTAACGCGTCTGCGTGCCGCCACCACTAAGACTGACATCCTCGTCACAAAGATTTGCGGCGGCTGTCAGCGCAGTCGTATTAATTAGCGTATGGGCTTCACCTAGTCCGTACTTCTTATCCACTAAGTAATCACGCACGCAAAGCGCTGGATTATCGGAGTACGTCCATGTGGTGTCGTTAGTTGCGCTCTGCCCGCTCTCTCTAGGATCGTAAACCTTACGGCCTTTGAGAATGGCAGTGATGTTTGGCACACCTTGCGGAAACTTGTCTTGGTTCCACTTCAGCTTAAAGTGCGCATAGGCCATATCATTGAGTACGTGGTCGTTTGTCCACTCAGAGAAAGCGGAAACAAGTGTTTGATCTGCTGTCGTCTGTGAGCCGTCAAATGTGGTCACAGTGACGTAATCAGTCCAATCGCTAGTAACCGACCCGTTCTGATACGCCCTGAAGTCGTTGAACCAAAACTCCTCAAACGACTCAATCTCGTGCGACGCAAATACAATCACAAGGTGCAAAAACTCGTTGTTTGTACCGGAATGCTGAATGTAAACAATCTGCCCGCCGACGCGCATTTGTCCGTAGATAATTTGCCTTGGACCTGCCGGATCTCGACTTGTCTGCGATATGCCGCGAAGCTGTGCGCCCAAATTAGGTTTAGGTGCTAAAGCGCGTGACACCATAGACAGACCAGCACCAATTGCGAATGCAGTGGCAAATTGTGCAAACGTAATTGCTTGGAAGCCGATATAGGCCGCTGCACCTAACGCGCTAGATAAGCCTGCGACTGCTGCAATAGCCATGTATTTACCTCAGCATGAAAGAGTAAACGCGCTCTATCTCTTCAAAGCCAAGACGCTCAAGTATGGCGTCGAATGGCTGATGCGCTTTTGTGTTGATATGTACTTTGGTGACGCCTTCGGCCTCTAACGCATTAAGAGCAAACTTAATTAGCTTAACGCCTGTCAGTCCCTTACGAGCGGCCTTAGTCAGAAAGATAATGTCGTTGTTGGCAAACAAGTGATCGCGGTAATGAAGCGACTTGCTGACGATGACAACAAAGTAGCCCATCAGCTTGCCGTCTTTACGCGCAGTGAACACACGCAACGCGTTGATCTTGTCCAGCTCTGCGTAGGCTCGCCAATCAGGGTTTAGCTTAATCTTGTCTTTGTTTAGCGCGATCTCTTCATAGTGTTGCTGTAACAATGGTTCCGCTTCACGCTTAACTTGTGCGAGTGCCTCTAGTGCAAAGTCCATGCTATGCCTCCTTATGGCCGCTGTGTGTTTTCTGGCGGGAAGTCACCGCCGCCACCAGAATCGACGCCACCGCTAGCGCCCACTTTGTTGCGTCCCCAAATGATTTCCTTCTCTTGCATCTCTGCAACGAACTCCAAGCCCTTGTCATTCGGGTAGTCGATCTTTTGATCTTCAGCGGTGTAACGTCGCCCGCGCGTTCGCTCAAACTCGATCAATCGGTTCTCAACCGTGACTTGTATGGTTGCTGACTCGCTTCCGTCATTGATGACCATAGTATCCATGAAGCCACTAAAAACAGTGACAGGATCAGACGTGACATTGCCATTAGCATCTATCGCTCCGAGTAACACCTTAAGCTCGCGACCTTGATAGTCTTCGTCTCTGGCTTTGCTAATTAGTGGATCGGTGACGCCGGAAAGCGTGACGTTTAAGCCATTAGCTTGCAGCTCTGCACTTTCAGATATCTCGCTAACCTGTAGCAACGTACCGGCACCCACATAATCGACGCTATCAACTGTCAGATTCCCGATACCGCTCCACAAGTTCAAATTTCCGCTGTCGAACGCGCACTGCATTAGCGTTATAGGTCGCACTAAATCGGCAGTAACCGCCGACTTCATGGCCGTTGTCAGTTCTCTACTCATATCGCCTCAACGCACGCAAAGGTGAAGCCGTATAGACTAGCTCGGTTTATGTTCCACTCGATTTCATTGCTTGCAAGACGCCATGTCCCTTTTGGCAATGTAAAGTCCATGGAAGTGCTAGCCGTTATCGCAGTTCTCAGCGGTGGCATAATGTCTATCGTACTAGCGCCAATATCTGTGAGGATATACAGCACGCCGTTGATCTCGAAGTAATCACCAACAACCGCACCTGTTACCGATCCCGTTACAGTAGTCGCATTGCGGGTGCCGCTTGTAATTGAGCCGGTCGCAGTGGTGTTGTGCAATGGATTACCCATTGTGAACGTGCTGCCTTGGCCTCTTAGTGACGCAAAGAACGCCTCAACCTGTTTGGCGTCTGATCGTTTTAGCGGTGGCAACGTGACCTCTGCCTCCCACCTTACGCCTTGATGCTGGTAAACCTGCTGGTCAAAAGTAAACGGTGACGTACTAATCGACGTGGCCGAACGCAAGCGCATGGTCATTGAGGTGAAACCGATATTAGGAAAAGCCGCCATTATGCACCCACCATCGCTTTGCTAAAGCCACCGCCACGCATCCTAGAGTCTGCCACAGCCGCTTTCGCCGCGTTACTAATCTGAGGTAGTAGGTTAGCAATCTCTGCCCGTACGGTTTGCTGTACGCCTGTAGTGACATTTATGTGCTGGACAACGGTAACACCACCGCCACCAAGCTGGTCATTCGGCACGACGCGCCCTGTGGTGCTAGGGATAAATAGTTCTGGTCCTTTCTCACCTACAATCGCAGGTCGCCCGCCAGTGGCTACGCCTCCATTTGCGAACTGAGGCAGGCCACCGCCACCGCCACCGGCACCGGCACCGGCACCGGCACCGCCACCAAATCCGCCGGTAATTGCGCCAAAGGCCGCATCTACAAGATACTTTTGAACGAGAATCCTAATCAAGCTGTCGACTACACTTTTAGCCATGCTTTTTATCGCGTCGCTGAAGTTCTTAGCGCCTGTAATAGCCGAAGTAAATGAATCACCTAAGCCTGTGATAGCTTGGTCACCTAGCTTTTCAAGCTGTGGTGTTAGGTCTCCTGCTAGCTGTCGGGTGCGCTGCAAGCTAGCCATAAAGGTCTCGAAGGCGCTTGGCATTTCGTCTTGCAAATTACCAGCTAAATCACTTAGGCTTTCAGTTGTAGTTCCAATCTTGCCTTTGATTGACTCTAAGGTCGTGACGATTGGCCCAGAGTCAAAAGCAGTAAATAATCCTAAATCACCGCTTTCCTCTCGAACCCTTTGCATTTCTTTTAAAACTGCAAGCTCTTCAGTTAACCTAGCTATATGCTTAGGGGCATTCCTCTTTTGTCGGTTGTTACCCTCTGTCTGTTGTCGTTGATACATCTTTAACGTCTCAGTAACGTCATGGATTCTAACGGCTAGCTCAGAGGCAGACTTTTGGTCGTCAGGCGTAAATAGACCAGTCATGCGCCCTTTAATGAGTATAAGTTCATTAGCGAATGCACTAACGCCTTGAGAAAGTTTTTCAAAACCTTTAATGGCAATTATTAGTCCATCTATAAGGTATGTTGCTAATCCGTCTGCAAACTTTTTAACACTTTCGTCGGTCTTACCAAAACTTGCGCTTACTTTTTTGGTAATTAGGTCTGCAAGTGCAGATATTGCGGGAGCCAGAGAAGCTACGGTCTGTTTGACTACCCCACTGAATAATGACTGCATTCGGAATAATGCGTCGTTTGCATCTTCAACACCTTTCGCCGCCTTTGCTGACATGACAACGCCAAGCATTCTTGCTTCACCTATTAAGTCGGTCAGGCCGTCACGACCCAAAGCAAGAGTGTTTACAAGTGCCGCACCCTCAGAGTCGAATAACTTAAATGCTATTTTGAGAGGATTCACACCTTTAGTTTTTGCCTCTTCAAAAGCATCAGCTAAAGTTAGCATCTGCTGGTCTAAAGGCAGTTGAGTCAGTTTTCGAGCGTCAATATTTAGCTCACGCAATGCGCCCTTGGCCTCACCTGTGCCAACAGCCGCCTCTGCCGTTCGACGAGTGAACCGCTGAAGCGCCATGTTCATCGTGTTGACTTCGACGCCCGTTAGTTGGCCTGCGTACTGCAAGGCACTTAAGGCTTCGGTGGTAGTGCCTATTCTCCCCGCTGTTTTAGCTAGCGCATCGGTAGCTTTTAGTGAATTAGATATGAGCAAGCCAAGACCGCCAGCGCCTACTGCGGCAACCAGTGCGGTCTTAAAGCTAAAGAAAACTTTGGAGAGCTTGCCGAAAGCGGCCTGTATCGACCGCAGAGCCTTTTGCGTTTGGTCAAACGCCTTGATAATGATGCTTACGGTTTCAGTTGCCATCGTTCGACTCGCTCATAATCTTGAAGTAAGCGAGCCACTCATGGAACTCAGTAACCGAAATCTGCTCTACTTCTTCGATAGTCTTGTGTAACCGATCAGCCAAGGCAATTAAGTTCATCCGCGACTGATCGGACTTTAGTTTTTTTCGACATCCTCAAACCCCTCGATAGTGCCAAACATCTCATTGGCAATATGCGAGACGACGGTTGTCTCTTCCCCCATTAAGTCGATGCGATCTTCAGCCGAGGTGAACAGTTTTTCGCCATCCTTGCTCTCAGCCTTCATAAGAATCAAATCAACCATCGCCGCAATGCTTGGGTTTTGCATTACTTGAGGATGACGCTTCTGCAACTCATTGAGGTCATAGCAGGTTAGAGGGCGACAGTACAAAACAAAATCGCCGTCACCGTCCCCCCATTCTGCAACGCTAATTTTGCGGCGCGAGCCTTTACGACGCGCCCGCAATTCTTTAGCGAGACCCATTAGTTAGACGCTTCTGTGATTGCGCCTGATACCTGCACGGAAAACGACGCCTCAACGAGACCATCGTATGACGCCGAAATAGTTTTAGCGGTTACGATCCCAGCGCCTGCGTAATACTTCTCGCCTCCGCCTGTTCCTGTTGGGTGGATTTCCCAGTCGATAGCCGCACCAGAATCAAGCACCAAATGCTGTGCGTCTGCGTCATCCCAAAGCGCGTCGATAGTTAGAGTCGCGTCTTTGAGGCTAGAAAGGTAAGACTTAACAGTGTCACCCATAACTGTGTCTTCGATTGTGTCCGCAGTCTCGTCGATGCTGTATGAACGCACCTCACCTACAACCGCTTCACTTCCTCCACTAACGGCAACCTTAACCGAGCCGCTTGAGCCTTTATGTGTAGCCATGAATTTTCTCCCTTACGCGTCACCGCGTGTATATGAATAAAGAATCTGTACGGTGACAATGACGCCGCCAATAGGGTCTATTGTACCATCATCCACCTCGACGCTGATAACCTGCGTATCTACCGCGTAACCTCCACGCGTCCTATCTTCATCAAGTTTTTCGTCGATAGCCTCTGCAATCTGATTGCGGGCAGTGTCGATGTTCTTGTGCTTAACAAAACAGACAAGCTCATAGTCGATAGTGCCATGCCTGCTCGTCATGCTGCCACCGAGGCTGGCGTCTTCTCGCGTCTCGTTGGCTGTGCGTACTAAGATCGCCGGAAACTGTGCGTTTGATAGCTTGTCGAAGTCGAAAGGCTCGCGCGTCACCTTCTTAACTTTAGGTGTCGTGATCGCTTGCAGGGTCGTCACTAGGTTCTTTGCGATGTTCTCTCTCACGCTCATAACTTAAGCCCCTTAAAGTACGCATCACGTATAGCGCGGGTATCGCCCCTGTTTAGGCCAAAGAATGGACGCTTTCGGTTGTTAAATGCGGCCTTCCTAGATTCTGCCCTGCTGTCGAAGTAGATCAAGCCGTCTTGACCCTGTAGACCCGACTGCATTGACTTGCGCATGCGGCCCGTAAAGATCAGCCGAACCTTATCGACTGGCCTGCCCTTGCTAGCTCGAAACCCCTTATAGGCTTCTGAGTATGGGCGAAACGGTTGCTCGTGGACATCTAAGCCAAGGCTAGTGCGCTTCTGTATGCGGTTTAAGCCTTCTGCCGCCGCTCTACGCATTGCCCGCTTGTGATTCTGCGTGAACGTGCGCCCGAGCTTCTGCACCATCTTGCGCAGGTCACGGGGCTTCGTGTCTATGCTTACAGTAATCATCGGTCGAGGCGGTTCAGCGGAATGCTTTCCTTTTCCTTGTCGGTGACAGTGCCGTCATTATCAGCGTCGTACTCAACACCATCTTGGAAAACAGCGTCTAGCTCTTCACCGTAACGTGCCTTGTAAAAGTCTATCATTTGCAAAAAGCGGTCGTCGTCTACCCAGTTAGTAAGCTGCGGCAACGCGTACTTCCACAACACAAGGTAAGCACTAGCGCGTGTCCATTGTGCTTCTGTCAGATAGCTAGCATCCATCTCGCCAGCAATGCCCTTGCGATGCCACCATCTATTGCGGATTTCACGCTCAACGTCAGCCTGCGCTTTGGCGTGCTCGTCGGTAAACGCTGGTATCCCAAGATCAAAGATGTCAGGGACAATCGCCTCTAAATCGTTGTCAGTGCTAAACGCCATTTAATCACCACTTTACCTTTGCGGCCCAATAGACAGCATCTAGTGGTGTCGCGTTTCGTAGATTCTTTTCGTGTCGTGCGTACCAAGCCGCTCGCATTGCTTTGTCGCGGGCTGACTCCCCATCTTTAGGTGGGTAAGTCTTCGCGCCTTTAGCGCCGAACCTTACTAGCTTGATAACGCCTTTGTAGCGAGCCAATACCGCGTGCGATTTGTTCGGATGTCGTGGCGTGCGCTTTGCCACGTTGTAATCCTCGAACCGTTCACCGCGATAAGTAACTGCCATGTAAACCTCAAAGTAAAACGGGGCCGAAGCCCCGTGAGAGCTTAGAGAGTAGCGTCGAAGTACATCTCAACACCATAGCTGTCGTCTAGCTCTGCAACACCGTATACGGCAGTTGCGTTTAGCTCGAAAGCACGGAGAGAGGCGTTTCGCTCTGTCTCTAGGTTGAAGTCACGCTTCATAGCGATACACAGTGACTCAGGAGCAAAGACAGCGCCTTTCGCATCACCAGAACCATCTACGGTGATGTTAGCCGACTGGTATACGTCGATGCCGCCGATAGAACCGACGAAACCGTTGCGCATTGCTTCGTTCTGAGCATCGCCACCGTTGGGGTTCGCGAAGGTGTTGGTCAGGTTAGCTGACAACTGGTAAGCGTGGTATGGGTGAACAACCGCCGCCATTGGACCAGTTACCTTTGCATTGCGGAGAGTTGCCGCCGCCTTAAACAAGTCAGCAACAGTGATCTCCTGAGCCGCCGCACCAAGTGACGCAGAGAAGCCATCGAACAATGCGATGATGTCCTTGTCGATCTTAGTAGCGATTGCGTTACCGAGAACAGTACCAAGCTCTTGAGCTGGGTTGCCTGCGCCCATAGTAGCCATGTCAGTAAGAACAACCTGCGCACCTACTTCACCGATGGTGCAAGTCACGCTTGTGGTTGATACTTCTGTCGCGCCCATGTCTGTACCTTCAGTAAGGTCAGCCGCTGAGATCGCTGGGTACTTAGGAACCTGAATAGTCTTACCAGCTACGTTACCGATGTCGTAACGAGTGATAAGGCCAGCCATCAGTGATTGCTCTTCAGCTGTGAAGCGAGCTTGAAGAATTATGTTAGCGAACAGATCGTCTAACGTAGTTGAAGTTGTTTCGTTAGCCATGATTTAAAGCCTCAAATAATAGATTAAATTTTGCCAGCCAGCTTCAGCTCTCGATAAAGCCTCTGACCTTCTTCGCCCATAGCGAGCATATCCGAGCTAGTTAATGGCTTACTCGTAGAGCCTCCACCCACTGCACCTTGTGAGCCTGCGCCACCTGCTGACGCTTTGACGAAGTGCGGGTTTGTTGTCAGGAAGTCAGACACTAACTCATCGACACTTAGCGGGTCGCCCTTGTCGTTATAGCGTGGTGTCCCGTTCGCATCGTAAACCTCTGCGGTGCCGTCTTCAGACAGCCGAACCGAACCACGTAACAACTGACCGACTTGCTCTGCCGATACTGCGTTGTTTCTACTCGCCGCCGTGAGCAATGCCCCATCGACTAACTGGCTTTCGAGACGTTGCTTGTACGTCCTAATTTCCTGATCTTTCTTTTCGACGGTCTGCTTAAGAATCGACTCGAACTCTCCGCGCTCTTTCTGCTTCTCAACTTCAGCCTCTTGCTGACGCTGTAAAAGCGACTTAGCTTCGTCGAGGTCGATACCTTCTAGCCTTTTGTCGTATTGGCGCTTAGTGCGGGCAACACGGTCAGCCACTATTCGGTCTAACTCTTCCTGTGTGAACGTCTTTGCTTCCTGAACTTCTGGTGTTTCCACTGCGGCTTCAGTTACCGCGTCTACCATGACTTCATCGCTCATGTTACGAATCCTCTTTCGAGTAGGGTTAATTGTATCAAATTAGCGTGACTTACGCTTTTTCTTACGCTTGTCTTTCTTATGGTACGGCATAAATCCTCCTTTAGTCAGGAACAGGCACCCACCAATGGCGGCAGTTGTAGCCGCCTCTCACACGGAACGGATCGCCCGAGCGTTTGCCCTTCCACGAGTCGTCCCATATCTCATAAATTTCGTCTGTCGTGTATTCCTTTCCGACGTGCTTCTGGCAGAAGGGGCGCGTTGATTCGATGGTGTCGCCCTCATACCTAAAGGTCATGATGCCAGCCTCTGCCGCCGCCGCCTGCTGTATGGATGAGCTAAACTCGAAAAGCGAGTCATGTAGCATGGTCTTTGAGTATCGTTGCAGGTCAGCGTCTAACAGGTTGTTAAGCTCAGACAAGCTTGCAGAAAACGGCGTGCCCGACAGCGTGTTGTTGTACACCTGCTGATATAGCGCCTCTGCGAACTCGTCAGCCAGTGCCTCATGACCCGTAAAGCTAAACTGCTGAAGCTGTCCGATGACTGACTGCGGTACACGAAAGTCGGCGAACTGCTCCATGAACTCTTGCGTCAGTGCTACGGCGTCGGGATACTCGCGAATAATGTCGTCAATGACCGTCAGGTATTCATCGCGCACAAGGCCGTCTATTTGCGCTCTGAGGGCGAGTGCGGCATCTAGGTCAAACAACACACCATCACGTAGAGGAAGGCCAGCAAGCGCGTCTGTGAGCCTTAAGCGCAATGACTCCATAGCACGCAAAAGACGACGCTCATGTGCAGAGGTCGCCCTTTCTAATGCGCGTGTGAGTTCCTCACTGTTCATCTGCTGGCGCTACTGCCGTGAAGTCACCAAGTGCCTGCTGTCCTTGCTCAATCTCAGTGTGTGCCTGTGCAAGCATTTCATCATCGAGCAACAAGTCTGCAATCTGCTTATCGACAGCCTGTGCGAATGTAGTAGAGCGCACGCCTGACGCCTTAGCTTGCTGCAGGTAGCGCAGCTCAGATTCGTAGTCGCGGATGTCAAAGCTATTGGGGTAGCTGATCTCTACCTCATGGAGCGGATGACCTTGCCATGTACACCACAACTGCCACAACTGCTCCTCGGCTAGCTCTAAGATGTCAGCTTTCTCTGAAAGCTTGGCATTTAGCATTTGGAACTCTGTCTGCATTGCCACGCCTGACTGTGTGATTGCCTCAGTGCCACGTACTGCACCCATGTGCGACATGCGGTTGATAGCGTCAATCTTGTCGGTGATAGATGCACGGATAGCGTCGAGGTTAGCGCCTGACGGTTGCATCTGGTACGGCTTGAGTGCGCCGTCCATGTCATCGCTGATGTTAATGACTGCGCCCGCACCTGCACTTGCGTCGGTGTCGTAGGTCTTAACCAGTGTAGGGTGGTTAGAGATGCGGATAAGTTGCTCGATCTCCGAAAGCTCTTGGTAGATAGCGCGTTGCATATACGCGATGTCTGAGATGTCGCTAACGCCAATGCCGCGCACGATTGAGCGGTTAGAGGGTAGGTGTACTGCGGGAATCTTGCCGATAGGGTTGTCGATAGTCTCGACTACCTGCGCCTGATCACCAAGGTAACGCACTAGCTGGATCTTCTCGCGATCCCAAATACGGAAATAGGTCTCTGTCGTCGTGCCGTCAATGCGGTTCACCGACTCGCGTACCTTCATATAGGTCAGCTCATGGCGACCACTAGGCATACGCTCATACTTCCAGTCGTAGACGTTCTCGGGCGTGATTAGCGTGACGTAGGGGCGTATCTCCTGCGCTAGCTCCTCGGCCCGTGTGCCTGCTGTCGATTGCGGCTTGTCCAGCATGATCCAGACGTGACCGTAAACGCTCGACCAGATCTGCGCCTCACGCATGAAGCTGTTGAAGTTTTGACCGTCGAGGTTTGCGTCGTTCATAAACGCCTCTAGGTCAGCACTGCCCTCCATCTGCTGGAAGTTACGAGTAGGCGGTACACGCCATAGAAACGAGCTGTAGACGTGAACGACGTTCCGACAATGGTTGTCTAGGGGTGTCAGCTCTAAACGCCGTGCGTAGGCGTTCTTGTCCTCGTTGAGGTAGCTAGTAAGGTACGAGCCATCTTGATAATCCTGCCCGCCCATGTAGCTCCTAACGTAGAACTCCCAGCGGGCTACGTTGTTCTCATAATCGGGGTGTTGATATTCGATGTCTTCGTAATACATTTACGTCCACCTCTGCGGGGATTGCGGCGCGTTCGCCTTTCTAATTGGAAATAGATACTCCACCGCATAGCCAAGTGCATCGTTCATGTGGTCAAAGCCGTCCTTCTCAGGCTGACTTGTACCCTCTTTGTAGGTGTGGCGTTCCAATGACTCAATCACCTTCTTGCACTTAGGGTCAACGTATAAACGCCGGATACCATCGCTGGAGAGTAGCCGACTGTTTACCGCGTTTATTCTGTCTCTTACTGCCGCATGTGAGTTTCGGACGCGTACCTCGAAACCCGCGTTTTGCAATATCGACAAGTCTGTCCTGCCACCTGCGCTTGTCTTACGTTGCCGACTAGCAGGGTCAGGGTATATCACTATTGTACCATTTCCGTAGCGTTCGCGAAGCTCTGCGACCATCTCGTCGGTGTTCGACCCAAACATCACGATTTCATCGAAGACGTGCAGCGTGTCGCCCTTGCGTGTCATTAGCACGGCGCTCATCGGGTCGAGGTTAAAGTCCATGCCTACGTGAATAACTGAGCGGTCGCCATCGTGCCGTTTTACTGATTCCTCTCGCTTGAAGGAGTAGTAGATGACCCCCTGATATGACACGAAGGCGGCGCAGTATTCTTGCTTGAAGGTTCGTTCGTCCAAGTCCGCTTTAGCTGACTCAATTTCTGTCGGTGCAACATTTCCGCCTTCAATCGTGGTGTATTGATGTGAACTCCATCCGTCATCGCCGTCTAATCCTTTGCCATATAAATCGTAAAAGTGGTTGCGCCCTTTTGGTGTACCAATAAAGACCGCAGAGCCGCCCCTATCGCTGAGGCTTGGCCTAATCACTTCGTACCATGCCTCTTTGCGCATATCGGCAAACTCGTCCAGCACAACGAAGTCTAGTGATCGCCCTCGTAGGTTGTCAGGCTTCTCTGCACCTTTGAGGGATATAGTCGAGCCGTTCAGCAGGCTAAGTGTCAGTGCAGTCTCATTGGTCTTTGACACATACGCGGGCGGTATTTGGCTAATAAGCATTTCCCACGCTATTTCCTTTGCCGCCTTATACGTTGGGGCGACGTACCATACGTGCTGGTCTTTTTTTTGCAGTGCCTTGGCTAGTAGTTCTGCCGTGCTTAGAAATGTCTTGCCGAAACGCCTGCCCGCTACGACTACCCGAAACCTTGTGCTGTCATCGAATATCTTAGTCTGCGGCTTCGTCAATATCATCGCGTGTTAGCTTAATAACGACGGGCGGTAAGTCTTGTGCTTCGGGCTGTGCCTCTTTCCATCCTGCCTGTGTCTTCAGATAGAAAATAGCCGCCGCTGTGTTGCCTGATTTCGCTTGGCTGATTAGGTTTGTGCCGATTCCTGCAATAGCTTTAGCCTGTCCTTTTTTATAGTGTTCGGAAAGGCGCTCATCACGCTTACGCATTTCATAAAACGTGGTGCGGGATATGCCGAAGTAGTCCGCTATCTGATCGGTATTAAGTACAGCCGCAAGTGTTTCCACCTCTCGCAACTGGTCATCATTTAACACCTTAGCAGGGCGACCCGTCTTACTCATTAAAGGCTTCCCCTGTATCGGCGTGTATAGCCTTTTTGCCTGTGTAATCCTGCCAGCGTTTGATGATTACGTCGCAGTATTTAGGATCAAGCTCCATTATATACGCGTCAATACCATGCTTTTCTGCCGCAATGAGTGTCGAGCCAGAGCCACCAAAAAAATCGGCAATGGTTCGCGCGCTAAGATTAAAACGCTTAATTATCCATTCCATCAAAGACACAGGCTTCTGCGTAGGATGCACCCTGTTAGTTTTTTCACTAGCCTGCGTAAACTGACGCACAACACTTCGAAAATTTGCCCATGCAAGCTCACAATCAGTTTGATCGCTTTGCCCGTTGTTTTTATCCCATACAAGCCAGCACTCACTGTCTGGCAATACACTGCAATAG